AAAGTGTCTACTTAAGACCTCTGGCAAGCGTCAGGGGTTTTATAATGGCCATATACACACACAGGAAACAGATGGCAGTTCAATACGAAATCAAATCACAACTTGCAAAACTACTTGCAACAGAAGATCTTATTGTTGAGCATAAGCATGTAGAGACAGCGCAGTTCAATGTCCAGACTCGCGTATTGATTCTGCCTCTTTGGGAGAAAGCAAGTAATTCTGTATATGATATGTTGGTAGCGCATGAAGTTGGGCATGCGTTATTTACACCTAATGAAGATTATAGAGACAAAGTAAAAATACCTTTTGATTTCATAAATGTTTGCGAAGATGCTCGTATAGAGAAGTTGATGAAGCGTAAGTATCAGGGTCTTCCAAAAACATTTTATTATGGATATAGTGATCTTCATGATGATGATTTCTTTAATGTAGTAGATGTTGATTTTGAAAAATTTAATCTTGCTGATAAAGCAAATCTTCATTTCAAGATTGGTAATTTTATTGATATAACATTTACCTCAAAAGAGAAGGAGATTATTGACGAGATTGCTAACACAGAAACTTTTGATGAAGTTCTTGTAGTATCAGAGAAGTTATATAATTACTGCAAGGAGAATATGGAGGATCAGAAGAAGCAAGTTCAAGATCTTGATCTTCATATGACTCCACAAACAGGACAACCAGAATCTCCAGAGTCATCTGATAGTAATGATGATGGTGAGTTAGAAGAAGTTGATCAGCAAGTCACTCAATCAGAAACTGAACCACAAAATGATCTTGGTTCAGATGAAGGTGGTGATATGGTTACACCAGAGGATGAGCAATCTGATTCTCCTTATGATCCTGATTCTTCAGAACCACAAGTTGCAACTGCAGAAGAGTTGGAGAAGAGTTTAAAAGATTTAATTGCAAGTCATGATGGTAGAGAGAATATCTATGTTGAGTTACCTGATGTTAAACTTGACAAAATTATTGAATCTAATAGTGAGGTTCATGATGTTATCGAAAAACATTTTGCATGGGAGTGGAGTAGAATTAAAGCAGATAGAGAGAAGAATGGATATTCATGTGTTGCAAATCCATTTGAAGAAATTGATTCTGAATTTAATAATTTTAAAAAGAATGCAAGAAAGGAAGTTAATTATCTTGTTAAAGAGTTTGAGTGTAAGAAAGCTGCATCTGCATATGCTCGTGCTGCAGTAGCTCGCACTGGTGTATTGAATACATCAAAACTTCATACTTATAAGTTCAATGAAGATCTTTTCAAAAAAGTTACCATATTACCTGATGGTAAAAATCATGGATTAGTATTCATTCTTGATTGGTCAGGATCAATGCAATATATCTTACAGGATACTTTAAAGCAACTTTATAATTTAATTTGGTTCTGCAGAAAAGTAAATATTCCCTTTGATGTATATGCTTTTTCAAATGAATTCAAACGTGATGAGGGTTGGGGTTATTCTCATAATTATGATACTGTTGCCTATGAGAAGAGAGAGAACGTAATGGCAATTGATAGTTGTTTTTCTCTTATGCATTTTTTCTCAAGTGATATTAAAGGAAAAGATCTTGAACAACAAATGCTTAACATATGGAGAGTTGCATCTTTATTCAGAGTATGGGGTCATGTAACTTATCCACGTAGACTTGCATTATCAGGAACACCATTGAACGAATCATTAATCACTCTACGTCAAATTCTTCCAGAGTTCCAAAAGAAACATAACCTTGAAAAAGTTCAGTGTATTGTTCTTACTGATGGTGAAGCTGGACATCTCTCATATCATGTGGAGGTTAAACGTTCTTGGGAAGATGAACCATACATGGGAACACGCGGTATCGTTCCTGAAGCGACATTTATACGTGACCGTAAACTTGGTTGTAATTATAAAATTGGTTATAGATATACAGATTTTACAGATACTATTCTTCAAAATCTTCAAGATCTATTTCCAACAGTAAACTTTATCGGTATTCGAGTTATCGTTCCTAGAGCTGCATTATCTTTTGCAAGACATTTTACAACTGATGAAACAAAGTTAAATGTGATTGAGAAAGATTGGAAAAAAACAAAAAGTTTCAATATTGTTGACTCTGCTTATGATGCATATTTTGTAATGTCATCAGTAAATCTTAATGACAATTCAGATTTTCAAGTAAAGGAAGATGCTACCAAGTCGCAGATTAAATCAGCATTTGTTAGATCACTCAAGACAAAAAAACTAAATAAAAAAGTATTGGGCGAATTTATTTCTTTAGTGGTATGATCACATTCAAAGAATTCATGCAAGAGAGCAGTCTCTCTCGTATAAAAAGTAAATCAGATAAGAGTGGTATAGCAACTCTTTCGGGTGATCGTGGTGACAAATCAAGGAAAGAAAATCAAGCAAGATCAAAACAATTGCAAAAAGATATTCGTGGTAAGTTTGGTAGAGGGCCAACTAAATTAAAAGGATCATATTTAGAAAATCCCGGTTCAAAAGATGAGAGAAAAGTAAAAGAGAAAAGTTATGCAATAGATCGTGGTAAGATGGGTAAAAGAAAATTCAAGAAAGAGGTTAAGAAGTTAGGTAAGAAGTATGGGCAGGATTCCGTATTAACACAAACTAAAAAAACTGCTACACTACATAGAACAAGAAAAGGTGGATTAGATAAAAAAGGAGAAAATGTCGGTAGGTTTAAACCACAAGGTAAAAACCCATACGGTCAATCACAAATTAAAGGTAAAACTTTCGCATATGGAGATTAAATGACAAAACCTTATGATGACTCCAACTGGAGAGAAGAATACAAACAGTATACAAGTGATAAATATTATCTTGAATTACTGGAAAATGGGCCTAAAAGTTTATCTCAGTCGTGGATACTAGGTGCATTATATAATAAATGGAAAAAGATAAAGGGGTATAATAAGTATGATCCTAAAGAGAATACAGGGCAGTGTCAATCCTCTTTTGCAGAGTGGGAATCAAAGATAAATAACTGACACTAAAGACAATAAACAAACTGTCCCTTTTAGTGGTATATGCGATCATAGTTTGATATAGTAAAGGTATACAAACACAAATCGCATCATGACAAAAAAATTATTCAAACCCTTTGAAGTCAAAATGACTCGTGAAGAAATTATTGAGGGTCTTAGATCCAACTATGGCACTGAATTTACTGCTGCTGATGTAAAAGGTTTTTGTGCGATGAATGATATTGCATATTCGACCATTACCAAAAAGATTGATGAGTTTAAAGTTGGTCGTGGAAAGTGGAATTTTGAAGTTACTAAAAAATCAGTAGAAAAGATAGAGCGTTCATTTAGTGCTCCAAGCGTTACACCTTTTGTGGAAGAAAATCTAGTTCCTACAATAAATGACACATTCGTAAAGTTTGGTAGTTTTACTGATCTTAGAAGTATTATTAAGTCAAAATTATTCTATCCTACATTTATCACAGGTTTATCTGGTAACGGAAAAACTTTTAGTGTTGAGCAAGCATGTGCACAACTCAACAGAGAACTTGTTCGTGTAAACATTACAATCGAAACAGATGAAGATGATCTTATTGGCGGTTTCCGTCTTGTTAATGGTGAAACCGTATGGCACAATGGCCCAGTCATCGAAGCACTTGAGCGAGGTGCAATATTGTTACTTGACGAAATCGACCTTGCATCCAACAAGATCCTCTGCCTTCAGAGCATCCTTGAAGGAACTGGAGTCTTTCTTAAAAAAATTGGGAGATTTGTCAGACCATCCGCAGGATTCAACGTCATTGCCACCGCAAATACTAAAGGTAAGGGTTCAGACGACGGAAGATTTATTGGAACTAACGTGCTCAATGAGGCCTTCCTTGAAAGATTCCCAGTAACGTTCGAGCAAGAATATCCTGCACCAAAGACAGAGCAAAAGATTCTTGCTAATGCATCTGCAGAAATTGGTATCAAAGATGCTGATTTTTGTAAGAGACTTGTTGATTGGGCAGACATCATTCGTAAGACATTCTACGATGGTGGTGTAGAGGAGATCATTTCTACTCGTCGTTTAGTTCATATCATTCGTGCATATGGAATCTTCAAGAACAAAGCAAAAGCAATCGAAGTATGTGTCAATCGTTTTGATGATGAGACTAAGCAATCATTCATGGAGTTATATGACAAAGTGGATGCAGATGTAGATTTTAATCAAGAGAACAATGGATCTGTGGAACAAGTATAAGTCTGTTCTCCATGAAACAATCTCATTAGATTATGATGAGACATGGGGAGCATGGGAATCAAAAGGTATGAGTCTTTTTGCGAAGACTTATACCAATCCTTTTTTAATTAAATCAAGAGAGGTAGATATTTGGAGTGATAAATGTTCCATTTATAACAACATCCTTTACCCAAAAACAGGTAGTAATCTTCCATGTTTTGGTATGGATTTGATGGGATTCAATGAAAAGAAAGTTATCATAGTATTTGACTTTCAACATCCAGTTGAAAACTATCGTTACTCTGTTGATGGATTACCAAAAGGAAAAAATGATTATAGATTTTTTGAAGTTGGAAATCATTTTTCAGATAACATTTATGTTGCTAAATGTGAAATGAATCAAGTAAATGAACATCTTGAAATGTTTGAAAATTACTTGACTAAATTTAAAAACATGTTAGAATTAGAAAAACCAGCTGGTGATGATACTAGCTTGTATAAAGACTTCGATGCATATATGACTAAACTTGATCCAGTATCAGGTTTCCTGACTGGTAAATTTGGTAAAGATGCATCAGAGAGTCTCGTAAACGATTTTCTTTTTGCATATGGTTAATGCGTGGAGTTTAGCATGGGAGGTATTAAACGGATCTATGGATGAAACTTATCCAGTTAAAAATAATACCCCAGAAGATGATGGTCTTGATTATGAAGTTAATTATTATGGTGACTACATGGCAGATGTAGATGACCAGAGAGCACATCATTTTTCAACACAATCAGTAGAGGAACAAATGGATTACGAACCACAAAGAAATAATCAATACAAGTATCATGAGGAAGAAATTCTAAAAGATATTGAAGATTATGTTTCAATGACGTATAATGGACATTACACAGGGACAAAACATGAGTTCCGTAAAGTTCAAACAATTGACCTGATGGCAGCAAGGGATATTGCATCAGGATTTTGTCAAGCTAACATATTGAAATATGGTAGTAGATATGGAAGTAAAAATGGGAGAAATAAAACAGACTTGCTAAAAGTCATTCACTATGCTATGCTACTATTACACTTTGATGGACATTATGGCGAACCATCAATGCCTACTGATGAATTTGAACAAATGCCATAATGAAACTTAGACCTCTTACTATGAAAATCTCTGATAAAACTTTAACTCTTTTAAAAAACTTTTCTAACATCAATCAATCAATCCTTTTTAAACAGGGTAGATCTTTAAAAACTATATCTGTCATGAAAAACATATTGGCAGAGGCGGAGATTGGTGAAGACTTACCAAAAGATTTTGGTATCTATGATCTTAATCAGTTTCTTAATGGTCTTACATTGCATCGAACACCAGAACTTGATTTTGCAAATGAGGGATTCTTAGTAATTAAAGAAGGTCGTATGAGATCAAAATATTTCTTTGCAGATCCAAAAGTTATTGTTACACCTCCTGATAAAGAAATTACTTTACCAAGTGAAGATGTAGCATTTACAGTGAGCACAGAACAGTTGGATAAGTTACTTAAGGCTGCAGCGATATATCAATTACCTGATCTATCTGCTGTTGGTGAAAATGGTGTTGTTAAACTTCTTGTTCGTGATAAGAAGAATGATACATCTAATGATTTCTCAATTGTTGTAGGTGAAACTGATTCAACATTTTCTCTTAACTTTAAGGTTGAAAATATTAAGATTCTTCCCGGAACTTATGATGTTGTTATGTCAAAGAAACTTCTATCAAGATTTATAAGTAAAGATTATAATTTAAAGTATTACATTGCATTAGAACCAGACTCAACATTTGAATAATGAAACTAACTCAAGAGATGATTGATGAGATTCAAAAACTCATGAATCACACAAAAAAAGATGGAAGTATGAACTGGGTTGATGGTGACGATATTGAAATAAATTTAGCAGGAACATTTGCTGCTGATAGATTCATTGTCATAAAGAATGCATCCAAGAAACCTTGGAAAAAGGCAGAACCTCATCCTTACTTTGACTATGAGAAAAAAACCTTTATAAAAAGTAAAGGTATTCCCGCACCAGAAGATATAGGGTGACATTTAAAAAAAGCACTGGTCAAAATGAAAAAACGTGCTAACATATGGAATATATGGAAGTATGCCCTTGGTTCCTTCCAAGATGAGACGACTAAAAAGTATGATAATACGATTTGTATTATACGCACTTTTATTTTCTTACAATTAGTTGTCACCAATTGTTTTATCGTTGCCGGTAACATTCGACACTGGAACGATCATTATACACCACCACATTATGAACGTATTCGTGACTGATCCCTGCCCTTACAAATCGGCAGAAGTATTACCAGACAAGCACATAGTTAAGATGCCACTTGAGACTTGCCAGATGTTGGCAGTAGTCTATTCCAAGTGGTATTTTAATTGGGGAGATGAATTATTATCCAAGAAGGATGGAACACCCTACAACACCAAGAAAGGGGCATTCAGGGGGCATCCGTGCACCGTATGGGCAGCAAAAGACATTAAGAACACTGCATGGTTAATTGCACATGGAACTGCCTTATGTTATGAATATTACAAGAGATATGAAAAAATACATTCATGCTCTAAAACAATGAATGAAGCGAGACATGTTTTTCTTAAATACTCTGGAGAGAAAGATTTTTCTATCTGCAGAAAAGTAAATACATTTGCCTTTGCAGGGCCTGATGAATTTAAATATGATAAAAGTATTGATATATTTACTGCATACAAAAGATATATCTCAAGTAAACCTTGGGCAGCATCTAATTACTTACGTAATCCATCTCGAAAACCTGATTGGTTATGAGTGATCACAAACCCAACAATGATGACAAAATACCTAGATGGTTTTATAATACAGTTATTAGTATGGGTATTATGGTCTTTATTGCTTTTGGTTTAATTTTATTTGGTATGATATGAAACACGTATTATTTGATTTAAAGGAATGTCTAATAAATGCTCCATTAGATGATGAGGAGTATATAAAAGAAACTCTAGTAGAGGCAGCAAAGATTGCTGATTTAGAGTTGATAAAGGTTGATACACATAAATTTGAACCACATGGTGTGACTGGTTATGCATTACTTGCAGAGAGTCACATAAGCATACACACATGGCCTGAAGATGATGTTGCTAGATGTGACTTATTTTCGTGCAATCCAAAGACAGATTACAAATCTGTGATACAATATATGCAAACCCGTTTTCACTCTATGGAAGTTAAAAGATGGGGATGTGATAGATCTAATTGGTTATGAAGGAATTTGATTATGAACTCGATTACAAGAGACTTAGTTTTACAGACGAGGAAACTCGTAAACTTTATCGTATTGGAAGGGGAGAGCAAGGAGTTTTACTGGTTCGCCCTTATACTAACGATATATGTGCTCATTGGAGATTCAAAACTCCTGATGAAGCAGTAAAATCTTCTAACAAAATTTTTGCAATGTATCTTGATTATCGTGATGAAAAAGATTTCATCGGTATGGATATGTGTCGTAAGTTTTTGGAGATGGGATTTACTCGTGCAAGACGATATGCAAATCACAACTCTGGACGTAAGTATGATGATGAGGGAAATGTGAAACCACAAGAACCTGATCATGCTACAAGTAAATATGCACAATCTGCAACAATTTTTAAGAAAGTGCGAGATTTAGTGGCTAACAACGATACATATAAACATATGAGAAAAACATGGAGGTCTAAAGAATGATTTTTTTATCTAAACCATCGGCGTATTTTTTACCGAATACTTGGGAAGCACCAAACGTGACTTACGATTTATTTCCTGCAGAAGTGCAAATGTTAGCATTATGTGTTATGATAGCAGCAGTCGCATTACTATCAACTAGAAGGAAGAGAAAGTTAAACTAAACTTACTATTTTATTATGAGTGATTTTATATGGGTTGAAAAATATAGACCCAAAACCATTGACGATTGTATTCTTCCAAAAAGTATTAAGAAAACATTTCAAGACTTTTTGGAAAAAGGTGAAATACCAAATATGTTGTTATCAGGGCCACCCGGCATTGGTAAAACTACAGTTGCAAAAGCATTATGTCAACAACTTAATGCTGATTACTACGTTGTTAATGGATCAGATGAAGGTAGATTTCTTGATACTGTAAGAAATAAAGCAGCGAACTTTGCATCAACAGTTTCTTTAGTTGGTGGTGCAAATCATAAAGTAATTATCATCGATGAGGCAGATAATACTACTCACGATGTTCAACTTTTACTGAGAGCAAATATAGAAACATTCTATAATAACTGTCGATTTATATTTACTTGTAATTATAAGAATAAGATCATTGAACCTTTGCATTCAAGATGCACTGTTATTGACTTTGCGATCAATAAGAAAGACAAACCTGCAATCGCAGCATCTTTCTTTCAAAGAATAAATGATATCTTAGATAAAGAGAGAGTAAAGTCTGATAAGAAAGTTTTAGCAGAACTAATTAACAAACACTTTCCTGATTGGAGGAGAGTATTAAACGAGTGTCAAAGATACTCTGTAAGCGGAGAAATAGACTCCGGTATATTAGCAACCTTTTCTGACGTATCAATCAATGATCTCATTAAAAACCTCAAAGAAAAAAACTTTCCGTCGGTTCGTAAATGGTGTGTCGATAACTTGGATAATGATACCACTTTACTTTATCGTCGCATTTACGATAGTCTCTACGAATCCTTGGTCTCTAATTCTATTCCTGCTGCCGTTCTTATTCTGGCTAAATATCAATACCAAGTCGCATTCGTAGCAGATCAAGAAATAAACATGTTGGCATGTTTAACTGAGATTATGGTAGAGTGTAAATTTAAATGAAGAAAGAAAGAAAACCATTCAGACTTAACTGTTTCGGTTTTCTCGGAATCTTGTTACTATTAAGTGGTATTGGTTCTGGTATTGTTGTCTACTACACTATTATGGAAAACTTAAAATGACCAAATTCACAAAACTAAAACATCAAGTAAAATCAAACAAATATTATCTTTTCTGGGGTGCTTGCACTATTGCAGTCATGGCAGGACAAATTTATGTTGGCAATGGATATCGTAAAATGTCAGAAACTGGTGATGCAATATCCGCTGATATTAATTTGTTAATAGAGGTTTTGACCATGCCTTCCGAAAGACAATTTTACTCCGAACCTGAACGACCATTTAAAATGCCTATTATACAATGATTATCAGTGAAGCAGATGCTACATGGGCTGCTAATGAATTTATTGATTACTTTGGTAGATTTGAAACTATTGAAGACTATATTCGTTTTACAAAAGAGGCAGCAGTTAAAGAAAGAGGTAAATCAATTGTTTCTCTAAAAGATGAATTCTTCAATGAAGATGTTCATCCAGAGGACATGGATTTTGAGGTTAAGTTTGTTGGAGATAGATTTCAACAATCTGTTCCTCAAGCATATTATCATGAACTTTTAACTGCAACATCATCTGCAATCATTGAGAAAAATATTCCCGGTAGAGAGTTGCGTTGGATAGTATATGAAAAGAATAGTAAGAAGATAATTGGATTCATCCGCTTTGGATCTCCTACGATTAATTCTAAACCAAGAAATGAATGGTTAGGTCAACCAGCAAATCTTTCTATATTTAATCGCCATGCAGTGATGGGTTTTGCAATCGTTCCATCCCAACCATTTGGATATAATTATCTTGGCGGTAAATTACTTGCCTTATTATGTGTATCTCATTTTGCAAGAGAGCATCTTAATGTGGTATTTGAAAAAGATATTGGATGGTTTGAAACAACCTCTTTATATGGATCTACAACTTCTGCATCACAGTATGATGGTCTAAAACCTTTTATTAGATTTAAAGGTTTAACTGATAGTAAATTTCTTCCTTTATTGCATGATAGAGCATTTCATAAATTGCATGATAGATTCACTGTAATTAATGATAATAATCCTGTAACTCCTACTTATGTTTCATCTAAAAAGATGAAGAGACAAACTAGAATGATTTCATGGACTAAGAATTCATTGAAAGAATATGGACAAGTAGAAAAACTAAAAAAGTTGGATGGAGTTCTTAAGAATGCATTTAAACTTACACAAAGAAAGAGATCATATACTTCTGATTATGGTTATGGTAATGTTCGTGAAGTATTGCTTGGTAAGCAAGATAAATTAGTTCGTGGTCAAAACTGGGATAAGTTCTATCTTGATAATATTATTTCATGGTGGAAAAAGAAGGCAAGTAAAAGATATGAAAAGTTAAAGTCTGAGGGTAGGTTTAGAACTAAGGTCGAACTCTGGACAGAAGATCAAGATATTCAAATTATAAGATAATGGAACTTAAAGATTGGTTGAACTCGATCAACTTCAATAAAGAAAATTTAACTGAAGATGATCCAAGTGTAATAAAAGATTATCCTCCATACATTATTAATCGTTGTTTATCAGGACATCTTGATTGTGTAATGTTCGCAAATGAGATGAATAAATATCCTTTCTTAGATAAGGATCTTCAATATTCTTTTTATCTAAATACACTTAGGAAAAAGAAGAGATTCTCTCCTTGGCTCCGTAAGGATAAAGTCACAGACCTTGAAATTGTCAAACAATACTATGGTTATAGTAATGAAAAAGCATCACAAGCTCTGAAAATTTTAACCGCCGAACAGATTACTTTTATTAAACAACGACTTGATACTGGAGGAATGAAATGACGGTCACTGTTGAACCTACTGTGCAATGGTCTCAAGATCAAATGCTAGAGGTTGTATTAAATGAACCAGATGATTTTTTGAAAGTTCGTGAGACACTAACCCGTATTGGAGTTGCGTCTAGAAAAGAGAAAAAACTCTATCAATCCTGCCATATTTTACATAAGCAAGGAAAATATTATATTGTTCACTTTAAAGAATTATTCGCTTTAGATGGTAAGCATGCTAATCTAACAATTAATGATGTGCAGAGACGTAATCGCATAACTCATTTATTGGCTGACTGGGGACTTATTTCTATTGTTAAAGAGGATAGTTGTATTGATATCGCACCACTAAATCAAATTAAAGTCTTATCATATAAGAATAAATCTGAATGGCAACTTGAGCAGAAATACAATATTGGGAAGAAAGGAAAAACTACCGAATCTGAATAATTGAAAAAATTTATTTTTGACATTGACGGCACTCTCACACCGAGTCGTCAACAAATGGATATGTCTTTTATGGCATGGTTTATTATCTTTGAATGTAATCATCCAGTTTATCTTGTAACCGGAAGTGACAGAGAGAAGACTATAGACCAAGTTGGTTTAGATGTATATAATCGAGCAGAAAGAGTTTATAACTGTGCAGGAAATGCAGTTTATGAAAAGGATAAACTTATTTTTCAAAATCCTTGGACACCTTCTAAAGAAGTTACTAACTTTTTACTGAAAGAATTAAATTATAGTGGATTTCCTATACGAACAGGAACACATATAGAGCAGAGACCGGGATGTATTAATTTTAGTATTCTTGGTAGGGGTGCAGATTTTGAACAGAGAGGGTTGTATAAGAAATGGGATTACTATTCAAACGAAAGAGTTAAGATCGCTGAAAGATTTAATAAGAAGTTTCCTGATCTCCATGCATTTGTAGGAGGAGAAACTGGAGTTGATATATCAACAAAAGGAAGTGATAAGAGTCAAATATTACGTGATTTTGACAAGGAT